TGGACGATGCCGCTGCCGCGCAGCTGGGCAGGGTGCACACACCGTATGACAGCAACAACTGTACATCGGAGGAACGCTACCTTCTCCAAGCCATTGTTGCTTTATCCCACCTGTCAAGCAGCTATTTTATTGCAACCTATCGCATTATGTCGATGAAAATCGAGGAGGTGGACGTGTGATGCATCCACCCAATTTTCCCCGTCCTCCTCCCTGTAGCCCTGACCGAATACATAACAGCTATGTGGAAGTGAGGAACCTATGATCTTTTTTATTTTTGGTATTCTGGCCCTGCTGGCAGCGTTCTGCCTGTTCCGATCCGAATATAAGGCCGCTGCCATGATTCCTGGCGCTTTGGCCGTTGTTTTGATCGTTATTTCCTGTGTCTCGTTCGTGCCGACCGGCTACACCGGCATTGTGACCACCTTTGGCAAGGTCGAAAACGGCACCAAGGACGCAGGCGTTGTGGTAAAGGCACCGTGGCAGTCCATTGTCAAGATGGATAACCGGGTGCAGGAGGTCAGCATCGACCTCTCGGCGTTCAGTTCCGACATTCAGGAAGTGGCCACCAGCGTGACGGTGGGCTACCGGATCAATCAGGCCAATGCCATGACCATCTACAAAGAGGTGGGCCGCAAGTACGAGGATGTTCTGATCCTGCCCCGTGTCCCGGAGGTGGTCAAGGCAGTTGTAGCACACTATGATGCCAGCAGTCTGATTTCCAACCGGGATGCCGTGGCAGAACAGATGGACGCGCAGCTGCGCAGTGTTTTGGCACAGTACAACATCGACCTCTCTTACATCAGCATCACGAATTTCGATTTCACGGATACCTTTACGGATGCCGTTGAAGCAAAGGTGAAGGCCCAGCAGGAAAAAGAAAAGGCCGAGACCGATGCCGAAAAGCGCCGCGTGGAAGCGCAGGCAACGGCGGACGCGGATCTGATCGCCGCAAAGGCTGAGGCCGAAAAATCCAAGGTGGCTGCGGATGCTGAGTTGTATGCCGCTCAGAAAAAGGCCGAGGCCAACGATGCTCTGACCGACAGTCTGGACAGCAATCTGCTGGAATACTACCGCATCACCGGCGTAGATGCACTGTGGGATGGCAAGCTTCCCACCTATGTGGGCGGGGAAAGCAGCGTCCCCGTCCTGAACGGTCTGAGCTGACCGTGCCCTCCAATGGCGGCAGGAGGTAAAACAAAAGCCGCTGCCAGTGTAGAACACAGGAAGGAGTTGACCTATATGGCAACAACCAAATCAACAACACCCCGCCGCAAGGCCGCACAGAGCGCGCAGGAGCACCCGGCGGCGCAGGTGGTACAGTTTCCCTTGGAATGTCCCAAACCGCGCCAGATGCATCCCTCTGAAGCCGTGGTGATCGTGCGGGAGATCTCGAAGGATGCAGTAAAACTTTTCGTAATGCCGAAGCCGGACGCCGTGCGCAGCGTCCTGAATGAAACCTTTGGCTCTCTGGGCTGGGCACAGCGCCGCTATTCTGCAGATGGGCGTCTCTGGTGCGCTGTGGGTGTGTTCAACCCGTACATGAAGGACTATTGTTTCAGAGATGCAGGCGCGCTGGAGGGCAAGCACCCGGGCAGTCCGGAACGCTGGAAAGAAGAGACCAGCTTCGTGGCAGCGGCAGAGCTTTGGGGCATCGGCAGCGATGTGATGGCACTTCCATCCATTGTGCTGCGTGCGGACCAGGTGCCCATTGTCGGGGTGCAGAAGCCGGGGCGTAAACCCAACGACCCGCCGCAGCTGGCGGGCTATAGGCTGGCCACGGTGCTGACAGTAGATAAATTTCTGCGTCACCCGGACACCGGTGAGATCATCAGCGTGCAGTTTGTCGATAAAGACGGCCGCAAGATCACATGGGAAAAGTAATTGGCCGCCTGCCGGTGGTGTATGACCCTGCTGCCCGGCGGGTGCAGGTGGAAAGCTCTGCGGAATTTGTGGAAACCCAGCTTCTGCAGCGTCTGGACGATTTAGCCCACGGGCAACCCCTGCGCCTGACCCTGACCGTGGAGCCGGAACGCAAAGGCCGCAGCACCCAGCAAAACCGTCTCATGTGGTCGCTGCTCACCATCATGGCTGATGCCTACAACGCCGGGCGCACCGGCGGCGTGACCCCGGAAGAGTGCTATCTGGACATGCTGCAGAAATACGGCGCGAAGGTGGATTTTCTGGAAGTCCCGGCGGGTGCGCTGGAGATCCTGCGCCGGTGCTATCGCTTGGTGTACGTTGTAGAAATCCTCGACAACAACCGCTGCACGGTCAAGTGCACACAGGGCAGCTCCACCTTTACTACCGGTGAAATGAAGAATCTGATTGACGGGATCTTTGACCGCCTTGCTGAGATGGGCGTGAATGATCCCATGGTAACCGCCTATTGGCAGGAATGGAAGAAACCATAATGGCCAAAAGCATCATACAGGCAGAAAAGGAGTGCTATATCTGCCGCCGCTGGTACGCCGTCAAGACCACCCGCGGGCTGGAGGAGCACCACATCCTCAACGGACCGCTGCGCAGCTTCTCTGAGCGGCACGGTCTCAAGGTCTGGCTGTGTCACCAGCACCACAATGAGCCGGGTATGAGCCCGCACCACAATGCCGCCTGCGCCCAGACCCTGAAAGCCGTTGCGCAGGCAAAATATGAGGAACAGAACGGCCCCGGCGCACACGCTGCGTGGATGGACGCTGTTGGAAAGGACTATCTCAATGCTTAATGTTATCGCAATCATGGGCCGCCTTGTGGCGGATCCTGAACTCCGCACCACCCCGGCGGGCGTTAATGTCTGCCGTTTCCGCATTGCCTGTGACCGTAACTTTGCAAATCCCGGCGAGCAGCGTCAGGCTGATTTTGTGGATATCGTAGCATGGCGGCAGCAGGCTGAATTTGTGTGCCGCTACTTCCAGAAGGGCAGCCTGATCGCTATTCAGGGACGACTCCAGACCAACAACTATCAGGACAAGAACGGCAACAATCGCACATCCGTTGCCGTGGTGGCTGATACTATCAACTTTGCAGGCTCCAAGGGCACCGGCAAGCCGGTGGACGAGGGCGGCGAGGCGCCTCCGGCGGGATATCGGCCCAGTGAGCCCGCGCCGGAGCATTCCGAGAGCAACGATTTTGCAGTGATCGACGACAGCGACGACCTGCCGTTTTAATAGAGAAAGGCAAACAGGATGAGAACAGACGGATATGTTGTGGTGCAGCCGTGGATGGTGACAGACTACAACCTCAAAGGCAACAAACTCCTGATCTATGCCCTGATCTGGGGCTTTTCGCAGGATGAACAGTCCTGTTTTTATGGCTCCACCCGCTACATCACGGATTATTTCAAGCTGAGCGAGCGGGCCGTGGTTGATATTCTGAACGAACTGGTGGATGATGGGCTGCTTTGTAAGTGGTCTGAGCCGGTAAACGGCAGAATCACAAACAGGTATTCCGCTCTGCGTCCGGCGGCGTGTTCTGCTGTGGATGATGGCCGCAAAAATTGCAACCATGAAGAAAATGCACCCATGCAAAAAGTGCAGCCTGACCCCTGCAAAAAATGCAGTTCTACCCCTGCAAAAAGTGCAGGCAAGAAAGAAAATAATAATAAAAGCGAGAATAAAGGACCGTCCGCAACTCGGTTTTCACCGCCCAAGGTGGAAGAGGTCAGGGCGTATTTCCGGGAGAAGGGTCTCCCGTCTGCATCAGCCCAGACCGAAGCCGAAAAGTTCATTGACCGGTACACGGCCAACGGCTGGCTGGTAGGCAAAGCCAGAATGAAAGACTGGAAAGCGGCGGCGCGCAACTGGCTGCGGAACCGGAAAGAATGGGGCCAGACTGCCGCACAGCCTGCAGGCCCGTATGGCGGGCGCACATGGGAGGACTTGTGATGGACGTGCAAAGCGTATTGATCGGCGCGCTGCTGCTGAACGATCAGCTTGCGCCGTATTCCCTGCCGGAACTCAGCATTGAGCACTTCCGGCCTGAACTGCAGCCCGCTTTTGCCGCCGTGCAGGGGTTCTGGATCAAGAACGGCCAGCTGGATATTCTCCAGATCGTGGCACGCTATCCGAACCAGAAACAGCCATTGATCGACTGCGTGGGAGCCTGCGAGAGCGAGTGCATCCGGCTGACCCGTGACCGGGTGGAAGAGTGGACGCGCATCATCCTGGAGAACGCTGCAAAAGGCCGGTTCCAGAGCCTTGCACTCCGGGCCGCAGATGCCGCGACCGCCTTTGCCGACCTGCCGGACCTGTACCAGCAGATGGGGCAGGCGCTGGACACCCACACCGAGAAGGGCGACTTCCAGAGCGTGGGCGATCTGCTGGACGATTACATCCGGCATTTGGACGAGAAACCCAAGTACATCCGCACCGGCCTGTCCAAGCTGGACGAAAACCTACACCTCGTCCCCGGCAACTATTTCGTGATCGGCGGCAGACCCAGTGCAGGCAAAACGGCTCTGAGCCTTCAGCTGGCAGCAGGCATGGCAAAGCAGGGCAAGCGGGTGTGTTATTTCAGCCTTGAGACCGACCCGGCCACACTGGAAGCCCGCCTGATCGCAAACCAGCTGTACGCGCCTCTTTCGGCGGTCAAAAATAAAACGCTGTCCATGAACGAACTTGACCGGCTGGCCGATATGAAGCGCTGGCCGCTGTTCATCCGCTCTGCGGCGGGCAAGGGCGTGGCGTGGGTCAAGGCGCAGGCCCTCCGCATGAAAGCAGATATCATTTTCGTGGACTATTTGCAGCTGATCCATGAGCGTGGAGGAAGCGACCGCTACACGGCTATCACGGAGATCTCCATTGCGCTGCATGAGCTGGCCCAGACCACCGGCATCCTTGTGGTGGCGCTGGCCCAGCTGAACCGCAACGCTGCACGGGCAGAACCTTCCAACGCCGATCTGCGCGAATCCGGCCAGATCGAGCAGGATGCAGACGCCATCCTGCTGCTGTCTGCTGACGGGGATACATATTTTAGCCGCCTGACCAAGAACAAAGAGGGCCGTGTGGGCAATGCCGGGCTGGAATTTGACAAAATGCTGCAGCGGTTCACTTGCGCAGCTACCTGAGTAAAGGCCGCCCGGCTGGGCGGTAACGGATAGGAGTGATGCCCAATGACCTATGAAGAAAAGAAGCAATGGCTGCGGCTTTACCGCAAGGCTGAGCGTTGGGAACAGATTAAGTTGGACGAAGTGGAACAGCAGCGTACTGCCGCCACACGGGTAACACAGGTGCTTTCTTCTATGCCCGGCGGCACAGGAGATGGGCAGGCTTTGGCCCGCGCGGTGGAGCGCATCGAGGCCGCCCAGCTGGAAGCTGCCCAGGCAGCGGAACAGTGCGCTGCGGTGATGCAGAGCGTAAAAGCTGTGTTGGATCAGATTCCAGATTTCACGGATTACGAGATCCTTTACCGACGGTACGTCCGTGGTGAGCATTGGGAGACCATTGCCTATCTCCTACCAATGGACCTGAGCCGCGTATACCGTCGGCACAAAGCTGCGGTGATGGCGCTGAAAATTCCGGAAGAAGCCAGTAAAAGCACTGTTTTGCACTGTTTCGCACCGATTCGGCGTGGTACAATGTAAACTGTCGAAAGCCGCAGGGAGATGGACCACACATCCACCACCCGGCGGCTTTTGTATTGCCCGGCTGCGACAGGGGAACACACATCTATCGACCAACAGCCTGAATGTACCAGCTGGGCAATTCTTTGCTATCCTGTGGATCAGTCAGGGCCTGCACCCCGGCGGGGCCATTGGATAAATATAGGTCATTGTAGCATCATCCTCAGTGCGTGGCAGCATACAGCCAAGCGGGCTCTATCCCATCCGGCCCAGTAAGCTGCCGCTGCGGGCAGCTGCGCACTGACCGCGAATCTCCCGCCGTTCGGATCTTCCGGGCGGCTTTTTTGATACCCCCGGTCCTGCAAAGCACCCATGGGCTTTGAAAACACTCCCTCCCCGAAGAAGTCCCCCTGCCTGCAAAGCCTCCTTCCCGATGGTGCACAGCAGGCCGTGACCAAGGAGCCGCATATGCCAAAGACTGTTACGCGCCCAGACCGTGACGGCACGCACCGTCTGGCCTTTGAGCGCAACAAAAAGAAGATCTATGCTACACAAACCTTGTGCGGCATCTGCGGCAAACCCGTGGATTTCAGCTGCAAGTTTCCGCATCCGCTTTCGCCATGCATCGACCACATCATTCCCGTGGCCAAGGGAGGGCATCCCAGCGACCTTGCCAACCTTCAGCTGGCGCATTTCTGGTGCAACCGGCAGAAGAGCGACAAGTTGTTTTCGCCGGTAGAAAAGCAGGCCGAAGCGGATGCAGACGCGCCGCTGGCTCTGCCACTGAGCACCGACTGGACGGCCTACCGCGGCCATTGAGCAAGGCAGCAGATATCAAACCTTCCTCACCACAACAGGGGGGATATCCCCCTCCCAGGGGGGTCTCTGACCTTCCCGTACCGTACTGTGAATATTTTCTCGCGAAAGGAGAAAGCACCGCCCTATGAGCGACCTGAAAGGCATGGCATACCTGCGCCGCCGCCTGCTGCAAAAGCGGGCGCGGGTGCAGACCCGCTACAAATATTATGAAATGAAGAACGCCGTGAAGGACTTCGGCATGGTGACACCGCCAGAGTTCCGCACCTTCACAGAGGTGCTGGGCTGGTGCGGCAAGGCCGTGGATTCGCTGGCGGACCGCTTGCTCTGGCGGGAGTTCCGGGACGATAATTTTGACCTGAACACCATTTATTGCATGAACAATGCGGATGTGCTGTTTGACAGCGCAGTGCTGTCGGCCCTCATTTCCAGCTGCTGCTTTGTGTATATCAGTCAGGCCGAAAACGGTTTTCCGCGCCTGCAGGTCATTGACGGCGGCAACGCCACCGGCGTGATGGATGAAGTGACGGGCCTGCTGAGGGAGGGCTATGCAGTTCTGGCGCGCGACCCCGACAGCGATCGGCCCATGCTGGAGGCCTACTTCACTGCGGGCAGTACATGGTACTACCCCAAGGGCCAGAAACCGTATCGGGTGACGAACTCCGCACCTGCCCCGCTGCTGGTGCCCATCGTATACCGCCCGGATGCAAAGCGTCCGTTTGGGCACAGTCGTATTTCCCGCGCCTGTATGGGCCTGCAGCAGGGCGCGCTGCGCACCCTCAAGCGCAGCGAGATCAGCGCCGAGTTTTACTCCTTCCCGCAAAAGTATGTGCTGGGCACATCCAATGAAGCCGAACAGCTGGACAAATGGAAGGCTACCATTTCCAGCCTTTTGGAGATCACCAAAGACGAGGATGGCGACAAGCCCGTTGTGGGCCAGTTCACCCAGCAGAGCATGAGCCCGTATACCGAACAGCTGCGCACCTTTGCAGCGCTGTTTGCAGGCGAGACCGGCCTGACGCTGGATGATCTGGGTTTTGTTACCGACAATCCCAGCAGCGCCGAGGCCATCAAGTCCAGCCACGAGGCCCTGCGTCTGGCAGCCCGCAAGGCGCAGCGCACCTTCGGCAGCGGCTTCCTGAATGTCGGGTATCTTGCGGCCTGCGTGCGGGACGATTTTGCCTACCAGCGCCAGCAGCTTTACCTGACCCGCCCTGTGTGGGAGCCGGTGTTTGAACCGGACGCCGCCACGCTGTCCGGCATCGGTGATGCCGTGGGCAAGATAAACGCCGTGATCCCCGGCTACTTCGGCAAAGAAAATCTGCGGGATCTGACCGGCATCCGCACCGAGAACTGAGGTGCCCATGGACGAAAAAGACATTGCCCCGGAACTGCTGGAACGCATCCGAGCTGACTTTCTGGCCTTGCTGGGCGACGCGCAGCAGGAAGCTGACACCTACACTGCCGCTGCAGCCTATGCCGAGCTGGTAGGTTCCGCACTGGCTGACGCTTTCCGCCGCAACCTGACTGCTGACATTCTGCCGGACGGAAGGCTGTACTGGAACATTGCCGATCGGGTGGTGCGCCCGCTGCTGGAGGAGGACTATGCCAGGATCGCAGACGCTGCTGCGGCTGCGCAGCAGGCTTTGAACCGGCAGGCCCGGATCGGCATTGCGCCGCAGCGTGCCGTGCTGGATGCCGACCGCGTGAACGGCCTGCTCAACAAGCTGGCAGAAGCGGAACGGTTTGAGGATGCAGCATGGGCACTGGCTGAGCCGGTGCGCACCTTTTCCCGCATGGCCGTGGACGATGTCCTGAAGGCAAATGTGGATTTTCAGGGCAGGGCCGGTCTGAGGCCGCGCGTCGTCCGCATTGCCGAAAGCGGCTGCTGTAAGTGGTGTAGCGCTCTGGCCGGGACATACGACTACCCCCATGTTCCGAAAGATGTTTACCGCCGCCACGAGCGCTGCCGCTGCCGGGTGGAATATGACCCCGGCGAGGGCCGACGGCAGAACGTGTGGAATAAAACGTGGACAGAGGAGCCGGAAGTCCTTCAGTCCCGTAAGGAGCTTGCAGAAACACCACTCCCTAACAAAGTCCATATTCCCGGCGATATTCCTATGCAGAGCGTTCTCCCGGAATATTTGCGGACGGCTTCACCGGGTGTTGGTTCTATCACATATGATACAGGCTATGACATGGTGCGCCATGCAGATGAAGTAAAAACAGCACAATGGCTGCACGACCATCTGGGCGGCAACATTGTACTGTTGAACGAAGTAAACAACTATAAGGCCATGACACCGGACTATATTTGGAATGGGAAGATGTGGGACTTAAAAACAGCTTCCACGGAAAAATCTGCGAACAGCGCTGTTCGGCATGGTCTGAAGCAGATTCAAGAAAATCCCGGCGGCATTATTTTGAACTATGGGCAAAATATAATTTCTGCTGATTTGCTGAAAGATGTTCTCCGAAAAAGGCTGACCGCCAGTGCAACTCAAGACGTAGATATTCTTGTTATCTGCAAAGATGAATTGCTCATGGTCCAGCGTTTTATTGCAAAAAAATAGAGGTGTCGAGCCCCCACCATATAGCGGAGGCGCACCTCTATTTATTTTATATCATATTTTCGATTTGTCGTCAACATCTTAGAAGGAGGAACCCAGCCCACCATGCCGCGGACGCGAAAACAGGCAGCTGATGTCAGGCTGGGCCGCCAGACGCCTACCGCCGCTGTCGTGCTGCCCTACACCGAAACGTGCGGACAAGAAGCAATTGACCTGTACAACACCACTGGGCGCACGGCCCAGCAGTGGCAGGAGCTTTTGCTCTACGATATCCTTGCCCGCAACGAGAATGATCTTTGGGTGCACACCAAATTCGGCTACGCAGTGCCCCGCCGCAACGGCAAGAACGAAATCGCCGCCATCCGGGAGCTGTACGGCCTGAAGCAGGGCGAAAGCATCCTGCACACCGCGCACCGCACCACCACCTCACGCGCAGCATGGGAGCGCCTGTGCCATCTGCTGGACAAAGCAAAGATCCCGTACAAATCCATTCAGGCGGTGGGCCGTGAGCACATCCAGCTGGAAGATAGCGCGGGCCGCATCGAGTTCCGCACCCGCTCTTCCAAGGGCGGTTTGGGTGAAGGTTTCGATCTGCTGGTGATCGACGAAGCGCAGGAATACACCGACGATCAGGCCAGTGCCCTGAAATACGTGGTCACAGACAGCGAGAACCCGCAAACATTGTTTTGCGGCACACCGCCTACGCCGGTCTCTTCCGGCACGGTATTCCTCAAAATGCGCAACGCTGCGCTGCGGGGTGATACCCAGAACACCGGCTGGGCTGAGTGGAGCGTGGAACAGCAGACCGACCCGCATGACGTGGAAGCATGGTACCGCACGAACCCAAGTCTCGGCACCATTTTTACCGAGCGCAGCGTTGCGGATGAGATCGGCGACGATCCCATTGACTTCAACATCCAGCGTCTGGGCCTGTGGCTGCGCTACAACCTCAAATCTGCCATCAGCCGCACCGAATGGGACGAGCTGAAGGTGGACGCCCTGCCAAAGCTCACCGGCAGGCTTTATGCCGGCATCAAGTTCAGCACCGACGGCACCAGCTGTGCGCTGGCCGTTGCCTGCCGGACCAAAGAAAACAAGATATTCGTGGAAGCCATCGACTGCCGCCCTACCCGGACAGGCAGCGGATGGCTCCTTGATTTTTTGTCCAAAGCCGACCTTGCCGCTGTGGCGGTGGACGGTGCCAGCGGGCAGCAGCTGCTGGCCGACGCCATGAAGGCTGCCCGTATCAAAGCACCGGTGCTGCCCACGGTCAAGCAGATCATCACCGCCAATGCCGCTTTTGAGCAGGCAGTGTTTGCAAGATCCCTGTGCCATGCCGGGCAGCCCGGCCTTACGCAGGCAGCATCCAACTGTGAAAAGAGGGCCATCGGCTCCAACGGCGGCTTTGGCTACCGCTCACTGACCGAGGGCGGACATATTGAACTGCTGGACAGCGTGATCCTGGCCCACTGGCAATGCGCCGAGGGCAAGGCAAAGCGTCGCCAGCGTACCAGCTATTAACAGGCCACACGGGCCTGTTTTTTGTTTGCCAGAACGAAAGGAGTTTTTCTATGGCAGAAGCATTTGAACCTATTACCACGCAGGAAGCATTTGACGCAGCCGTTGAACAGCGGCTTGCACCCTATGCCGACTACAACGAGATCAAGGCCCAGAACGAGAACTATGCGGGGCAGATTGTGGAACTGAACAGCCGCATCCAGACTTACGAGACGGATGCCCTCAAGACCCGCATCGCCCATGAAGTGGGCATCCCGTTCGATCTGGCCCAGCGTCTGACCGGCTCCAACGAGGCCGACATCCGCAAGGACGCGCAGGCCCTGCTGAAACTGATCCAGCCCAAGAACCCGCCCGCACCTCTGCGCGGCGACCCTGACCCCAGCGGCGGCAGCAGGCGCGATGCCCTGCGCACCTTTACCAACCAGCTGATGAACAACGACTAAAGGAGAAAACATCATGGCAAATATTTTGAGCAAAGGATCCCTGTTCCCGGAAGAGCTGATCCCCGGCTTCATCCAGAAAACCACTGGCGCATCCGCACTGGCAAAGCTGTGCGGCGCAACGCCTATTCCTTTCAACGGCCAGAAAGAGTTTACCTTCACTCTGGACAAAGAGGTGGACATCGTGGCCGAAAACGGTGCCAAGGGCACGGGCGGCTTGACCGTGGAGCCGATCACCATCGTGCCGCTGAAGATCGAATACGGCGCCCGCGTGTCCGACGAGTTCCTGTATGCATCCGAGGATGCCCAGATGGACGTGCTCAGTGCCTTTGCGGACGGCTTTGCAAAGAAGGTGGCCAAGGGTCTGGACCTGATGGCCTTCCACGGCATCAACCCGCGCACCGGCACGGCGTCCGGCGTGATCGGCACCAACCACTTTGACAGCAAGGTCACGCAGGCTGTGACCATTGCCACCGGCGATAAGCCCGATGCCAACGTGGAAGCCGCCATTGCTCTGGTGCAGGGCGCAGAGCGCGACGTGACCGGCATGGTGCTGTCTCCCAGTTTCAAGAGCGCACTGGCTGCACAGACTACCACCGACGGCGCAAAGCTGTATCCGCAGCTGGCGTGGGGTGCAAAGCCCGGCGAGGTGAACGGCCTGCATGTCGAATCCACTTCCAACCTGTCCGCTGGTTCCAGTCTGGACCGCGCTCTGGTGGGTGACTTTGAGAACTGCTTCAAGTGGGGCTATGCAAAGGAGATCCCCATTGAAGTGATCCAGTATGGCAACCCGGACAACGACACCGAGCTGGGCGATCTGAAGGGCCACAATCAGGTGTACCTGCGCGGCGAAGCATACATCGGCTGGGGCATCCTGGACCCCACCGCCTTTGCCCACATCAAGGCCGCAGAGTAAGGAGGGCATTTCCATGTTGTACCGCAACAAACGCACCGGCGCAGTGATCGAGACGGAATGCGCCGTTTCCGGCGGGGACTGGGAACCGGCCAAGAGGCCCGAACCCGTTAAAACCGAAAAGCCCGCTGCCGTGCCCAAAAAGAAAACGGTGGCCGGAAAATGACCTACGCAGCACTTGAGGATATGACCACGCTGTGGCGGCCCATGACCTCTGCCGAGCAGGTCAGGGCTTCCTCCTTGCTGGAGGTGGTCTCGGCCAGTCTGAACATGGAAGCCCAAAAGGTGGGCAAAGACCTGCCCGCGCTGGTGGCGGCTGACCCGGATCTTGCCATGGTGGCCAAGAGCGTCACAGTGGATGTGGTGGCCCGCACCCTTATGACCAGCACGAACCAGGAGCCCCTGACCCAGTTCACCCAAGCTGCAGGCGGCTACTCCGCTTCGGGTTCCTTTCTGGTGCCCGGCGGCGGTCTGTTCATCAAAAAATCGGAACTGGCTCGGCTGGGCCTGCGCCGCCAGCGGATGGGAGTGATCGAGCCTTATGCCGTGGATTAAGGGCATCCCCGTCACGCTTTACGAAAAGACCCAGACCGATGAAGACGCTTTTCACGATCCGGTTTACACCGAAATGCCGGTCACGGTGGAAAATGTGCTGGTAACACCGGCAGATGCTGCTGCCATAGCGGACGAAGTGCAGCTGAACGGTCACCATCTGGCCTACGAGTTGTGCATCCCGAAGGGGGACGCGCACAGCTGGGACGACGTTACGGTGGAGTTCTTCGGCCAGAAATGGCACACCTATGGCGGTGTGCAGCAGTACATCGAAGAGCTTGTGCCGCTGGACTGGAACAAAAAGGTGAAGGTGGAACGCTATGGGTAAGGTCCGCATCGAGCTGAACAGCCCCGGCATCCGGGCGCTGCTGCGTTCCCCTGAGATGCAGGCGGTGCTCAAGGACCGCGCCGACACTGTGAAGGACCGCTGCGGCGATGGTTACGAATCCTACGTGGCCCCTACCCGCGCCGTGGCTGTTGTGGAGACCATCTCCCAGAAAGCCTATGACGATAACTCTGCCAACAACACCCTGTTGAAAGCCGTCTCCGGCAGCCGCAGCGGCGCAACAGTGCATGAGCACAAGCGCCGCTTGAAAGATGGGCGTGTCATCACAGTGAGGAGCTACCAGAGAAAGAAATGATCGAAGAAGTTATCTTGAACTACCTGCGGGAAAATGCCTTTTCCTGCTACATGTCCATGCCGGAGAAGCCCTCCGGCAATTTTTGTATCCTCGAAAAGACCGGTGACAGCTCGGACGAAGGCATTTACACGGCCACGCTGGCGGTGCAGTCCTACGGCAGCAGCACCTATGCAGCAGCACAGCTCAGCCATTTTGTGGTACAGGCCATGCTGGCTGCCGATGCCCTGCCAGAAATTTCCGCATGTGAGCTGAACACCGAACACAACTTTCCTGATACCACCCGCAAACTGCCCCGGTATCAGGCTGTTTTTGACATTACCTATTACGACACATGAGAAAGGAGCATTTTATGGATGCAAAAAATGTGACCGCCGCAAAACCCAAAGTCGGTGGTGCAGTCTGGCGCGCCCCGCTGGGCACTGCTCTGCCCACGGATGCCAAGACCGAACTTGACGCAGCCTTCAAATCCCTGGGCTACATTTCCAGTGACGGCCTGACCAACGCGAACTCTCCTTCCAACGAGAATACTTCGGCCTGGGGCGGTGACACGGTGCTGAACCTGATGACCGAGCGTCCCGACACCTTCCAGTACACGCTGATCGAGGCCATGAATCCGGAAGTGCTGAAGACCGTTTACGGTGATGAAAACGTGACCGGCACGCTGGAGACCGGCATTACCATCAAAGCCGGTTCCAGCGAGCTGCCTTTCAGCTGCTATGTGGTGGATATGGTGCTCAAGGGCGGCGCTAAAAAGCGCATCGTACTGCCCTGCGCTACGGTGACCGCGGTTGGCGACATCGTCTATTCTGGCAGCAGCGCCGTGGGTTACCAGACAACCCTCACCGCCATTGCGGACACTACGGGCTTTACCCACTACGAGTACATTTTGGGCGCTGCGGCCAGCCCGCAGGAAACTGCCCAGAGCGCCACTGAGAACGCTAAGGAGGTACAGGCATGATCACTGCAAAAACCAAATCTGGCTTTGAGATCGAACTGGAGGAATCCAGCCTGGACAACATGGAACTGGTTGACACCCTGGACGAAATGAACGAGGGCAACCCCCTTGCCATTTCCCGGCTGGTCCCCCTGCTGCTGGGTAAAGAGGGTAAAAAGAAGCTGTATGACCACCTGCGCACCCCGGAAGGCCGTGTGCCCTCTACTGCAGTGGAGCGTGAGATCATCGAACTGATGATTTCTATCCAGCCCGGAAAAAACTCCTCATCCTCGCCGAACTGATCGCAGCGGATGAGGATGCTCTGATCTGCGATTTTGCCCAGTACTACAACGTGCTGAACTGGCGCGGCCTGCCCGTGCGGCTGGCGGCCACTCTGGCTGCCGGGCTTCCACCGGAAAGCCGCAGCCTGCGGCTGCTGCACGGCGAACCATACACGTTGCAGCAGATGCTGCAGGCATCCATTGCAGACAGCCTGCACGCGATCCGCTGGCTGATGGAGCGGTACATGGGCAGCACCGAGGAACCGCCGAAGTCCATCGTCCAGGCCCTGCTGGGCAGTGAAGCACCCGAAGAGGAAAGCTTCGTGCAGAGCTTTGACAGTCCGGAAGAATTTGAGGCGGCACTTCGTGCTGCAGAAAGAAGGTGAAATGCATGGGAAATGGCATTGAGCTTGCAAAAGCCTATGTGCAGATCGTTCCCTCAGCCGAGGGCATCCAGGGCAAGATCACCGAAGCGCTGGGCGGCGAAAGCTCCAAAGCCGGTGATGCCGCAGGCCAGCTGCTGGGCAAAAAACTTGTAGGCGCTGTTGCCAAGGTGATCAGCGCCGCTGGCATCGGCAAAATTCTGGCCGAAAGCATTGCCTCTGGCGGTGCTTTACAGCAGAGCCTGGGCGGCGTGGAAACACTGTTCAAGGACAGTGCCGACAAGGTGAAATCTTACGCCGCACAGGCCTATAAAACCGTTGGTCTTTCCGCCAACGCTTACATGGAGCAGACCACCAGTTTTGCGGCCAGCCTGCTGGCCAGCGTGAGCCACGACACCAACGCTGCAGCCGAGCTGGCCAACATGGCTATGGTGGATATGGCCGACAATGCCAACAAGATGGGCACAGATATGCAGGATATCCAGAACGCCTACCAGGGCTTTGCCAAGCAGAACTACACCATGCTGGACAACCTCAAGCTGGGCTACGGCGGCACGCAGGCCGAAATGCAGCGCCTGCTGCAGGACGCTGAAAAGATCAGCGGCGTGCATTACGACCTGGGAAACCTGGCCGACATGTACAGCGCCATTCATGTTATCCAGCAGGAAATGGATATCACCGGTACCACGGCGAAGGAAGCCACCACCACCCTCACCGGCAGTTTTTCGGCCATGAGTGCGGCGTTCCAGAACGTGCTGTCCAGCCTGTCCACAGGCGCAGACCTCTCCGCTCCGCTGGCTGCGCTGGTGGAGACGTCCAAGACCTATCTGGTGGACAACCTGCTGCCAATGGTGGGCAACGTACTGGCTGGCATCCCGGAGGTGGTCTATTCACTGGTGCCGCAGCTTCTGCAGAGCGGCACAGAGCTGGTCAACTCGCTGGCCAGTGGTTTTGATGAGGGCATCCCAGAGTTTTTCTCCAATGCCCTGCCCCAGCTGCTGGTGTTCACCGAGCAGCTGCGCGCCAACGCAGGCAGCTTTGTGGACGCTGGCCTGAATCTTATCACCCAACTGCTGAACGGCCTGATCGCGGGCCTGCCACAGCTGATCGCCTATGCACCGGATATCATCATCAATCTGGCAGGTATCATCAACGATAACATGCCGAAGATCCTGGCTGAGGGCATTTCCATCGTCGTGCAGCTGGCGGCTGGCATCGTACAGGCATTTCCGTCTCTGCTGGCCAACTGGAAGAAGATCTTTCAGGCGATCCTGTCCGTGATTTCGGCCATCAACTGGGTAAGTCTTGGTGCTAACATCCTGAAAGGCATCGGCAATGGCATCAAGAGCATGGGCAGCAGCCTGCTGGAGGCCTTCAAGGGCGGCTTTTCCAGTGCACTGAACTGGATCAAAAACCTGCCCGCGCAGGCTGTACAGTGGGGCAAAAACCTGATCAAGAGCTTTACCAATGGCCTGACCGGCAAGGGAGGTGCCGTTGGCATCGGCTCTATTTTAGGCACAGCAGGCGCTTCCATTGCAGAAAACGCCAAGGGCGGCAGCAAGATCGACTGGGCCGCCACCTGGGCAGATGCCAACGATGATCTTGCCAACAACGCTCAGGCTGTGGCAGATATCGCCATTCCTGCCTATACCAAGTCTGGCAACGCTGCAGCCACTGCGGCCGAGAAGGCCAAAAGCGCCGCCAAGACGGTCAGTGAGACCCTGCTGTGGTCTCTGCAGGATGCCGGGCATAGCGAGAGCACCAACGCTCTGGGCAAGGTGACCACTCAAACCACCGAGCTGACCGAGCACTTGCGCAAAGGCAGCGAAGAGTACGACCGTGTGACCCGCACGGTGACCGAGTCTGGCAAGGAGCTGGTGAACGGCGTGGTGAAGAATTACAAGGAAGTCACCAGGTACGTCACTGAGCAGGGCAAAACTACCGCCCAGACACAGAAAACCTATGAAGAGATCGCGGCTACTGTCCGGGATACGGTTACATCCACCTTTGACACCGTGCAGAACGGCATCAAGACCACCACCCAAACCATCACTGAGACCCTGACCGATGAAACGACCCAGCAGAAACAGGTCATCACCGAGACGTGCACTGATATTGTGAACGGGCTTCTGGTGACCAGGGAAAGGGTCACGAACATCGCCGCAGATGGGATAAGGACCACCACGGAGACCATCAAGGAAGCTTCCGCGTCCAGTCTTTCGGGCCTGTGGAAGGAATTTCAGACCGAGGCGGACAAAGGCATCCTGGGCACCTTCGATACGCTGGTTTCTGCCGTAAAAAAGCAGGACTGGCTTTCGGTGGGCGAGTGGGCACTTTCTGCCCTGTATGCCGGCCTGGCTCCTTCTGCCAAGCAGCAGATCGAAAGTGCGGGCCTTGCCATCATCCAGCAGATCAATAAGATCTTGCTGGATGGCAGCAGCACTCTGGCTCAAACCGCCTGGCAGCTGGGCATTCATCTGGCCAACAACATCTCTGGCGGGCTTAGCAAGGCGCTGGCGGGTTCCAGTGCTCTGTCCGGTATCGGCAAACTCCTCGGCATCGGCGGCACCGCGGCCGCCACGGGAGCCGCCGGTACAGCCGCCACGGGAGCCGCCGGAAGCGGCCTTGCGGCGCTGGGCATTTCCGTACCAGAGATCGGCATGATCCTGCTGGCGGTGCTGGGCGTGGGCGCGGTGGGCTACGGCATCTACAAGCTTGTGACCAAAAACAAGGAGAAAGATACCGTTTCCTCCGCCATGTCCTACAAAGACCTGCAGGATGCCTACTGGTACGGCAACGAGCGGGCCTTTGCGGGCTACGACTACCGCACAGACCCTTACACCTTCAACCCGAACAACAGCGCTGTGCTGGGCTACCAGGCCAAAATGCAGGAGCAGATGGCCCGCCTTACCGAGGTGGTACAGCAGTATCTGCCCGACGTGGCGAACCAGCAGATTGTGCTGGATGACGGCACGCTGGTGGGCAAGATGGCCCCCGGCATGAACGCGGAACTGGGCCAGATGCAGATTTTATCCGAAAGGGGCAATTGATGTAGATGTATGAGATTTACGGCTACCCGTTCGGCAACCCGGACGCTGAGCTTTTGATCTACCGCCCCGGCAACACGCAGGCACTGGTGCTGTCGCCCAAGCTTACCCGCGAGGTGAGCAAGGGCGGCAACCTTGTTTTTACCATGCTCCGGGACCACCCACAGTATAGCATGCTGCAGAAAATGTCCACCGTGGTGGTGGCAAAGCAGGACGGCAAAGAAATCTGGCGCGGGCGCATCCTGAACCACGAAGCGGACTGGTACAACCGCCGCGTGATCTACTGCGAGGGCGCGCTGAGCTTCTTCAACGATTCTTGCGTGACACCCTTCAACTACGAGGGCACGTTAAAGCAGTTCCTGCAGCACCTTGTGGATGCCCACAACGAGCAGGTGCAAGACCAAATGAAGCGTTTTGAGCTGGGCACCATCACTGCCGCGCTGGGTGACCTGCAGGTGCACTTTGGCGACGCGGACAAATATGGCGTGGGCGAGGACTACGGCAGCATTTGGGATATCATCGACAAGCTGGTGCTGAAGGTCTTTGGCGGTTACGCCTACTGCACCTTCAATGCCGCCACAGGCAACAACGTGCTCAACTACTGCGATCAGGCGGTGGAAGTGAAGCGGCAGGTGAACCAGAACATCGAGTATGGTGTGAACCTTCTGGATTTGACCGAAAAAACCGACACAAACGACCTTTTCACCCGCAGCTACCCGGTAGGCAACAAGCACACCGTGGAAAAAACGAAGTGGTACTACAAGCTCATGTGGTGGAAAGACCACTCCCACGACTCGGACGAAGACCACGAGGAACGCTACGGCATCATGGACACCGACGCGGCTACCGTGGCAAAGTATCTGCCAACCGGGTGGAGCTACAACCTCGAAGAGGGCTGGATACAGAACGATGCCGCTGCCGCAAAGTTCGGCATCGTCTGCAAGATCCGGGAGCAGGATACGGACAGCGACAACGACACCTTTGCCGCTGGCGTGCAGGACCTGCAGCAGAATTATGCGATGGTCACCAGCTATACCGTAAAAGCTGTAGACCTGGTGGATGCCGGGTACGGACAGACCGAAGATGGCAGCATCCTCGACCGGCTCACGTTTGCCAGCTATGCCCATATCATCAGTGCCCCGCACGGGGTGGATGCAATCATGCTGTGCACAAAGCTCGTGGAGCCGTTCGACCATCCGGACAAAAAAGAGTATTCCTTCGGCATGACCCGCCGCACCCTCACCGACCGACAGGCCGCAAACATGGGCCGCACGAACCTTCTGGAAGAGCAGGCCGCCACCAGTGCCAATTCTACCGAAGCCCTGCTGAAAAACCTGAACGCTTATAAAAAGTCCAACGACGCTGCCGTGGCCGATGCTGCCAAAACGGCGACAAACTTCCTCTCGTTTGATGCGTCCTCTGGACTGATCGTGGGGCATGAGAGCCTACCGGACAAAAAGGTGCAGATCACCAACAGCGGAGTGAAGGTGCTTTCGGGCAGCAGCATGGTCAACATCACGGCAAAGAGCATCTCCATCACCGACGGAGCGGGCAGCTGCTCCATCAGCAGCGGCGCGATCACTTTCCACGGCATCAAAAACCAAAAGCCCATCTATTCGTGGGGAAAGCTGGATCTTTTTTCGGCGGCCACTCTTGCGCTTGACCTGAGCAGCTATTCCGCGGTGCTCATCACCTTTGAAAGCAAAAAAGGCTCGACCTGGTTTGCGAGCGGAGGCGGTGCAGGCCCTGTGTCAGTAGTGCTTCCGGTCAATGGCAAGACTTACTCGATGGTGTACCCGTGGAACACGGTTCATCGCAGAGATGTCACCTCAGGCATTATATTCGGATCTGGGAAGGAACGCACGTCTTTCTATACCACCGGTTTGGGCACGGCTGCGACCTTTATCAATCTGGAGTCGCCGGTAACGGACGGATGGACTGGCAATGATTCTGTATGTATGCCGATAGAGCTATACGGCTTTATGTGAGGGCTTATGAAAAAAGACGGTTACAAATTCAAATGCAAGATCTGCTCAGACGGCAGGCTTTACGAGGGCGGGTGGGCGCATGAAAGCGTGATCCCAGACCCGCTGCCGTTCAACGAGGTGCTTTTCGATGAATTTCCGGAGACTTTCAACGGCGGCGCAGACTATGTGTGGGACGGCCAGACCCTCACCTACAGCCCCGCAGCTGTAGAAGAGCCTGCGCCGGTGCAGACCGCAGACGATGGGAGCGAGGTGAGCTACTCTTGAAAGACTATGCCGCACTGGAAGCCGCAGCGGCCAAAAACCCGCGCCTGAATGACGTGCTGGTGCAGCAGGGTGAAAACTTTATCTCTCTGCGCTCCACCTTCGGCCTGTGGCTCAAAAAAGAGGGCAGGCAGATCAATGCCCCCACCGTGGAAAGCCTGCAGGAGTACCCGCCCGGCTACGATATGGTCCTGGATTTTACGCAGGCGGTGGACAGCAAGGTGCATTTCAAACAGCGCACCGTTCCGCTGAGCTTCGTCTGCCTGCGGCCAAAAGAACAGTGGGAGACCATCCGCAGCGGGCTGGAAAACGCCTTGCAGGGCCGGTGGCTGGAATTTTACTTTTCCCGCACACCTGATCAGCGCCGGGAAGGGCAGTTCTCGGTGGAGCTCACTCCCGGCGATATCACGGCGGAGGTAAGCATCAGCGTGGTATGCGCGCCGTGAGGAGGTGAATGCTTTGGCCGATTATAAGGCAATCGAGCAAATCGCCCGCGAAAGCAGCCGCTTCAACGACGTGCTCATTTTGCAAGGCGGCGGCACCATCTCCCTGCTGGAACGCTTTGGCCTGCTGATCAATAAGGGCTACCCGCAGGTGGGTAAGGCGGAAACACTCTCCATGCTGGTGAATGTGCCCGGCGCGGGCCGCCCTCTGGATCTGAGCCGGTCGCTGGATGGCAAGCTGCACTACTCAAAGCGCCAGATCACGGTGCAGGCCACCTGCCTGCGGCCCAAAGACCAGTTGGACGTTTTGCAAAAAAAGCTGGAAGCCCTGCTGCAGGGGCAGTGGGTGCGGTTCCGCTTCAAAAAAGATGTGTATTTCTGGCGCGGGTTCTGCACCGTTTCCATGCAGCGCAAGGAGCACAGTGCTCTTGTCACCCTGACCGCAGTGTGCAACCCCTACAACTACAACCTTACCGCATACATGGGTAGCGCATGGCTGTGGGACACCTTTAACTTTGAAAAAGACACCATTTATGATGTACGCACGGAGGTGAAAAACCTTTGACAAAAACCTTCAAGGAAATCATCGACGGCATTCGCACGGCCATCCTCGGCATCGAGGTGCGCGAGGACATCGCGCAGGGCATGGAGTACGTGGAGCGGTTTGCAGAGACCTCCACCACCAAAGCGCAGGAAGCTGCTGAAAGCGCCACCGCCGCAGAGCGGGCCAAGACCGATACTCTTGCTGCCAAGACGGAAGCGGTGCAGGCGATTTCTGCAGAAAAACAGGCCGGTCTGGATGACATCAGCACCGCAAAAAGCAATGCGGTAAAAGAAACCAAGTCCGCCCACACTGCAGCCCTGCAGGACATCTCCAATGCCCGCGCGGGGGCGCTGGACGATGTGGCCGCTTCTACCAAAATGGCCACCGATGCCGCCAGCACGGCTGTTCAGAAAGCTGCTGCTGCCGCAGGCAGCACGTCAAAAGCGGCGGAGAGCGAAAAAAATGCGAAAGCGTTTGCAAATACTGCGCAGGAACACCAGACCGGAGCAGAGTCTGCACAGAAAAAAGCAGAAGATGCCGCCAAGCGTGCCGCCGCCATCGTAAGCACCGATAAGACGCTAACGGTAGAAAATGCCCCAGCTGACGCAAAGGCAGTTGGCGAAGCCCTAAAGAATTTGAATATTCGCCCGGCCACATCCACAACACTTGGCGGAATCAAGGTTGGTAGTGGACTTTCTGTGGCCGACGATGGTACGCTGAGTGCCGATGCTCAGGAATACACCCTTCCTCCTGCAACGACAACAGAGCTAGGCGGTATCATTGTAGGAGATGGGCTAAGAGTTTCCGATAAAGGTGTGTTGAGTTGTGACTTTGTAATCCCGGAAGTGGACAAACTAACTGCCTACCCAGTGGGCAGCATCTACCAGAGCACCAGTTACACCAGTCCCGCCGCACTGTTTGGCGGTACA